TTTAAGAAATTCCGGAGAACACCCTACAATGTCAAAAGTTTTGTTAGTTTTGGTTATGTTAAGAATTTTTAGGTATTTCCACAATCTACATCTCAATCTATTAGTTAAATTAAAAACAGGGTCACTATCTCTTCTCTCTTTTCTTTGTTCTTGTTTTCTTGAATTATAATTTTTCCGGTATTCTTTTCTTTTTTCCGGATTGTCTTTATAAAAATTTTTAAGTTTTTCTTGCATCATTGTAGGGTTATCAGTTCTACGAGACATTTCATAACTTTTTACACATAATTTACAATCAGGTCTTAAACCATCTTTTTTAGTTATGTCTTTACGAAATTCCGAAACATTTTGTGTTACCCCACATTTAGAACAAACTTTAGTTTCCATTTTTAATTATCTTCTTTTTCTTCTTTTAAATCAAAATCACCATCAGTACCAATAATGGTTTTCCAATAATCGGCATATTCTTTTTTATATTTTTCAATATTTGATTTTTCTTCAGTAGCATCTTTACCCGCTAAAAATCCGTGTGGAGTTACAATAATACGTCCATCTTCATATCCTAATCCGTTAATATGGTTTTTTAATACCGAAACTTTACTCCTAACAGCAAATTTAATACTTCTCTTGTCTTTGGTCGCAGTTATTTTATTTGTTCCAGCACCTTTTTGATTCCCAAATAAAAACACTAAAGATGAATTTAACCAAATAGCGTTTCCACCCTTCGCCATAATTTTAGGTTGTCCAAATGGATTATCAGGTAACTCAACCCAAGGTTGGTTTACAATAATCAAAGTATTTTCATATTTTGAATCTGCTTTACGAGACCCCGATATTCTTTGGTTAATACCCATACCTATTTTATCCGATAACGCCGAAGCGTTGTGCATTTTACCACCTTTACCTTCAAAGGTCATTTTACAAGGAACTGAACCAACAGAATCCCACATAATACATAAACTATAATCTAACTCACCTTTTTCTTGAGCATCTAATAATGAATTAATATAATCCGTAATTTCCTCAATATAATTAAAATTATTATTGAATATGTAAAACCCATCCCAATCTAATTCTCCGGTTTCTTCATCAACAACTTCCTCACATTGAAAACCCATTAATTTAGCGTGTTCAAATGACCATTTCTGTTCAGTAATTATAAATACCGGTAAAATACCTTTTTTCTGAGCATCAACAGCAGTTTTTACCAAAGCGGTTGTTTTTCCTGTATCAGAATGACCCAAGAACATATTTAAGTGTCCTATAGCCGGACCAGGTAATCCAACAGCATCCAAAAAGTCAGGACCTAAGTCAAAAAAACTTTGTGGTTTGTATTTTGCCGATGTTGAGAATTTGTCCTTAATGGACTTAAAATCGTGTTTTTTAATTGCCATATGTCTATGTTAATTTAATTTTTTAGTTTGTTTAGACAAGTTGGACACTAAGTAGGTCTCAGTGTCCAAGTTATATGTCTAAGTTTTGTTTAATTAGAACGGCATATCCGTATCTTCTTCAGCATCCGCTTGTGGGTCAATAGGTGCCGATGGTTTAGAACCACCAAATGAAGTTTCATCTTCGTCTGAATTACCATAATCGTAACCACCTTTGTCAGAATTCCATTTTGGAGTTTCACCTCTTGCGATAGCTTCTAAATACTCAACCGGTTTTTTAGAGTAAACATCTTCCCAAGTTAACTCATCGTTAACCCATCCGTCAGCCGTTGCTTTATCCTCATGAACAGGAGCCGCATCGTCATACATAACCGTTTGAATTACCGTGTAATAAGCACCTTTTGGAGTTTTTGCTTTAGTCAATTCTAAAATGATATCTCTACCTGTTAAAGGGTCTGTGATATCACCTTTATTTCTCCAAATTGGGATGATTTTGTCTAAAATACCCTCGTTTTTGTAGTTATGTTTAAATCTCCAAAATTTAACACCATCCGCCTCGTTATCTCTATCAATAACTTTCACAATGTAAAATTTACGTGATAAGTACTGTTTAGCTAACTCTTTGTCAGATTCTTTTCCGGTTGAACGAAGTTCTTCGTAAACCTCATTTAAAGGTGAACGTTCGTTGTCGTTTTTTCCCGGGTCATAAAATTTTTGGAATTTTCCATCTACTTGAATCTCGTGATACCAAACTTCTTTAAATGGTGTAGAACCATCTTTAGTCGGTAAGATTCTTAATCTTCGTTGCCCTTGAGTTTCCTTGTCTTGAAGGATTGCCGCGAAGTATTTTTTCATTCTTTCTACTTGTGTAAATTTTGAGGTGTTAGAAGAACCACCTTGTTTTGATTGCTCATATTGAGCCAAAACTGCGTCTAATGAATTTGTCGCCATAGTGTTTAAAATATTTAAAGGTTTATTAAAGTATAAGTGTCAGCCGTGTGTTTGTCAAATTGTTTTGTAAAAAAAACGGTCCGAAGACCGTTAAAATTATCTTACTTGTCTAAATGGATTTACTTCGTCTTCAAAATTTCTGAAGGTTTTTTTAATCTCATTTGGTGAATAATCTTCAACTTCGTCTTGAGTTAAAACATATTCATTTTTTCCTGTTTTTTCCATATCTTCCTCTTTATCATCAAAAAATTGACTTAACTTTTGATTGAAAGGTCCTGAATCTAATGTTCTTAATTCTAATCTTTCTTGAGGAGTTTTTTCTCTGTATTTTTCAACCTTAGCTTCTAAATCATTTAATTTAGTCATAATACCATCCATCTCACCTAATTTAGTTTCTAAATTATCTAAATGTTGGAATAAGTTATTAAAATACTCTTCTTGTTTCTCTTCAACTTTTTTCTGTGATTTTACTAAATCAGTAATATCCATTTCTTCCGTTTTTGATTCTGATTTTTCATCATCACCAATTTTTTCAACATCCGGGTCAGTTGCAACATCAACCGGTTGAGGTCCTGCCGGAGCCGGTGGTACTGTCGCAGCATTTGGGTCTGCCGGTGGAGCCGTTTCAGGAGCTAACCCTGCATCAGGAGCCGGAGTCGCGTTTGGGTCAACTTCACCTGGTGGTGGAGGTAACGTAGCATCTTGTTCAACAATATAATTATTGATTGAATTATATCTAGCAATTTCTTCTAAAATTTGATTGTCTATTTTTTTCATGTTATTAACCGTTTAATAGTTGTTTTACACCTGTTAAAGTTTCAACTTGAATTCTCTTATTTTTATTTAATGTGTTATCAACTCTTTCAATCAAACCATCTTTCATTCTGATAGTATAACAATCTCCAGTGTCTAAATCACATACTTGTTTAGAACCATCTCCCAAATCTTTTTCGGTACTTCTGGTATTTTTACCTAAATAGTTGTCTAATATTAATTTTGTGTCCATAATCTTTTATTTATAAATATCTTTTATTTTGAAAAAACTTAAATTATCACCCCTTCATTTCCACTACCTGATTTAAAGGTATCTATCGCTTGTTGAACCTTGTTCTCAATTTCACTTAATTGACTTGGATTTTGTTGAACCAATTTGTTATAAACATCAATATTTTTTTGATTTGCCGAAAAATACAGTGTATAAAATTTTGTAATATCTTTTGCGGTTATTTTAGGTAACAAAGAAGTTCTTTTTTCAAATCTAGTCTTTAAAAATAAAATATGACTAGATAAACTGTCAAATACTGAATACGGAAGATTAGTTGAACTACAATAAAATTGTTGTCTAAAAAAACTAACCCCTGATTGACCCCAATTTTGTAACAAATCTATTCCCGAATAATTGTTTTCGTTTGTTTCAAAATTACTACCATTTGACGACCCTAAATATATCATTGTAAAAATCAAATAACGTAATTTTTGGTCAGTAGTATTTAAGCTAATTATACTTATCGCGTCGCTATATTTTGATTTAGTTGTTGATGGTATAATATTTGTATACTTTTCGTATGTATTAATTGGTTTACAATTCGGATAATCCGTTTTAGTGTTAACATCGTTTTTTGTCGCCTCTTTAACCGTATTATTAGTTTGACTAATAACATTATTTTGTTTAGTTCCACTTTCTTTAATCGCCGCCTGTTTGTCTTGTTTATTTTTCTCAATAATAGACGTTAATAAATTAGTTTTTAAAGTTTGAATGTAACTATCAACTTTTTGTAAATTTGAAATTGATTGTCGAGTACCTTTAAATATTGTTTCAAAAGTTCCAGGACCAATACTATGATTAACTTCTTGAATCATATATGTACCACTAAACATTGGGACATGTCTTAAATTAAAATACATTGTTGGTTGAATCATAGCGTTTCCCATCATTGATACCGTACAAGCGTAACTTCTGTTTTTATATAAATTATATAATGAAATGTTTTGAGTACCAGCAACTTTACCTGATGATTGTTTAACTAACTCATCAGTTTGTTGTAAAGATTCTGCAGTTGCTTGCCCAGCACTTTGGTCTATTTGGAATCCGTGGAAAATTGATTGACTTTGCGGTCCAACATCAACATTAAACCCAACAACTTTATTAGATTTATCCCAATCGGTTTTACCTATTTGGTCTTCAATTAATGGATTATCACTTGCTCGTCTTAAATCAAAAGAGTCCCCTTTAAATCTTACATTAGAATTGTTTTTAAAATCAAGTTGTTCACTTGGTTTACCAGCATAAAAACAAACCATTTTAGCGGAAGAATTTCTATAATCAACATTTAAAAATGTTCCAAACATTGTGTTAGCAAATTCAAGAGACCCCTCTGGTTTTGGAACAGGATTTTTAACAGCATCTTGTACATTATAAAAGTTAACATATGAAGGTATATTCATAACAACAAAATTATTTTCAACTAAAATTGTTTGAACAAAAGTCAACATACTTGTTTTAGGGTTTATATCTGTTAATCTAAATTTTAATTTATTAACATCAATTAACACTTTATCCCCAATGTTTCTGTTCGCTCTATCCATTAATAAAACATCTTCAAAAAGTGTTTTAGTTTTAAAGTCATTACCCGCAATCCATTTATCGTTTAACGCTTTGAACGCCTCCCAATATTCTAATTTTGTTTGAGGACCTTCTAATGCCGTTGCAAGTGCAGTATCTGGCGTACTACCAACATCCGGTAATTGTTTTTGTAATTTAGGCATTAATTTATTAATAATAATACTTTGGAATTTATCCGTACTTGCAATAT